CATACAAACATGGTGGCTGTGTGCTTGTGTAAGATATATGCTCGTGGGTTTAAGGTTGACCTTGACAAGCTTGACGGTGTTAGAAAAGAGTTTGAGAAGGAGAAGCAAGATATTATTCGTGAGCTAGGGCAGCAGGTGCAGGATCTGATGGGAGATAAACCTATCAACCTCAACAGTCCAGAGCAATTGTCTTGGGTTATCTACAGCCGTAAGCCAAAGGACAAGTCTGTATGGGGTAACTTCTTTGATCCCTACATGAACAAGTCAGACTTTAACAAAGCTGTAAACGAACACAGTGACGTAATGTATAAGGTATCAGCCAAGACGTGTCCTATGTGTAGAGGACGTGGATACATTACTAAGGTCAAGAAGAATGGCACACCGTTTAAGAAACCAAACAAGTGTCCCAACTGCAATGAGTCTGGTTGGTTGTACGAAGATAGACCAAATCAGATAGCAGGTCTGAAGTTCAGCCCACCTACAGCTAAGTGGGTAAGTGCCAATGGGTTTAGTACAAACAAGATTAATCTTGAGATACTAGAACACTTTGCCAAGCGTAGTAAGAACACTAAAGCAGAGTTGTTTCTCAAGCGTGTACGTAGACTATCTGCACTAGAGACATACCTGTCATCGTTTGTTGAAGGTATATCTACATACACCAAGCCTGATGGTAAGCTACATGTTAGATTGTTACAGCATCGTACATCTACAGGACGGTTCAGTGGTGCAGATCCTAACATGCAGAACATGCCCAGAGGTGGTACATTCCCTGTGAAGAAGATCTTTGTGTCTCGTTGGGAGGGGGGCAAGATACTTGAAGCTGACTTTGCACAGCTAGAGTTTAGGACTGCTGCCTATTTGTCACAGGACGCTACAGCTATTAAGGAGATAGAGGATGGGTTCGATGTACACAGCTATACTGCACAGGTTATTACTGATGCAGGACAGCCAATATCCAGACAGGAAGCAAAGGCACACACGTTTGCTCCTCTGTATGGAGCGACAGGCTTTGGTAGATCGGAAGCAGAAGCTTCTTACTACGAGCAGTTCAATTCAAAGTATGAGGGTGTAGCAGAGTGGCACAAGACTCTAGCCAAGGAAGCATTAGAGACAGGGGGCATCAAGATACCCTCTGGTAGATCATTTGCATTCCCTGATGTTGTAAGACGTGGCAACGGTACTGTGTCGCACTTCACACAGATAAAGAATTATCCTGTACAAGCATTTGCTACGGCAGATATTGTACCACTAGTTCTCATGACTATAGATAATATGCTCATGAACATGGATAGTTGCATAGTGAATACTGTGCATGATTCAATAGTAATAGATGTTCGTCCTGACGAAGTGGATGACGTTCTAAAAATAGTAAATAGTATTAACAGTTCTATGAAGAACATCATTGATACTCGTTGGAATATAGACTTTAATGTCCCCCTAAAATTAGATGCAAAAATAGGTGACAACTGGCTTGACACCAAAGATGTATGATGATATAACTATAACACATTTTAACTATAAGGAGATAATATATGAATATAGTAACACTAAATGACAGCCCTGAAATGATAGCGAAAGCTATGGGAATGACGCAACAGCCTACAGAGAAGAAGTCCTCTGGAGTTACATTGCCCAGACTAAAGATACACAATAGTGCAATCATGGGTACTGAGGAGATCAAAGGTAAGCAAGTCAATATCGAAAAGCTTTCTGGTGGATCTTTCAGAATTGACATGCCTGATGAAGGGGGTACTTATTTTAAGGAGAACCTTGAGTACAGGCTCTTCTTCCAAAGGTTTATGTACAAGAGATGGGACACATCTAAGAACAACTTTGTCAGAACTATAATGACGGACAGTCTAAAAGGTCTTAGAGACATGGATGTTAAGGATACCGATGGTGGTTACAACTGTGGTAGAGCATCTGGTTTCATGGCAAAGGAAGACTTTGATGCCTTGCCTGACAACAGGAAAGCTTTGATCCGATCTGTTAAAGAGGTTAGAGTTGTGCTTGGTCTTGCAAACTTTAACGGTGCGTTGAAGCAAGAGGGTAATGATCTTGTGGATGCTGACCTTGGCATTGTCCCTTTTGTTTGGGACGTACAGAACGTGGAGTCATCTAAGGACGTTGACGCTATAGTGGCTAAGTCTTCACAGCTTGGTGTAAAATCTTTGGAGTTTTTTACTAAGGTAGAAACCAGTGAGAGAAAGTTACCAAACGGTAATAGCTTCTATGTTACTAAGTCCTCTCTAGATGTATCTAACAAGGTCAAGATTGTTCCTGCTGATGAAGAACATTTTGTCAGCTTTCAGTCTTGGATACAGGGTGTGAACCAGTGGGTGATAGGTAAGCACAACGAGCTTGCCCACAACCACGAGGGTGTAGATAAAGAACTTGTCGAGTCCTTTATTGATATAACATCCGAAGGAAAGGTTCAGTAGTGATGAACCACAAAGCAGAGTTAACACTGCATCGGTTCTTGAGTGAAGCCACTGACGGTGAAAGGGTATTGTCTGACGCAAACATTGATAAGATTGCCGAAGATGTAAAAGAAGCCTTACACCGTCAGCTTGGCTCACAAAACTCAAGGAAAGAATTTAGACTACGTATGTCTAATATAGGTAGACCTACCTGTCAGCTTTGGTTTGAGAAGAATCAACCAGAGAAAGCACTGCCCTTCCCTAAAAACTTTATCATGAATATGATGCTAGGGGATATAGTTGAAGCTGTGTTCAAAGGGTTGCTTAGACAGGCAGGTGTTGCCTATGAGGATTCCAAGAAAGTAAGTATGGAACTCAAGATAGATAAAAAGATTGAGGGTACATACGATATAGTCATGGACGATGCTGTTGACGATATCAAGTCTGCATCTGACTGGTCTTACAAAAACAAGTTTGAATCTTTTGATACCCTTGCATCAGAAGATCCTTTTGGATATGTAGGACAACTTGCAGGTTATGCACAGGCTACCAACAAAAGAGCAGGTGGATGGTGGGTCATTAATAAAGCCAACGGAAACTTTAAATATGTACCTGCTGACGGTTTAGACTTGACAAAGGAGATAGACAAGCTATCTTCTAACTTAGACGTAGTAGAAAGTAACGAGTTTAAAAGATGTTTTGAACCAGTAGAAGAAACATTCAGAGGAAAGCCTACAGGCAACAAAGTTCTAACTAAGACATGTTCTTTTTGTAGATACAAACATGCCTGTTGGGAAAACTTGCAAGAGATACCTTCACTAGTATCACAAGCAAAGATTCCAAAGATTGTTTCATACATTGAAATAGGAAAGGAGACAACACTATGACAGAGACAACAGCAACACTAGAAGAAATGGAGAAGAAGATCAAAACTATGGAGACTAGACTAGCGTCCATGAAGAAAGCATATAAGAACAGGAAGCTAGAGGGTCTACGTATTGCTATGGAAGCACGTAAGTCTGCTGAAGATGCAGTTATGGACGAGCTAAAAGCTTTAGGGTATAAGCGTGTGCCTTATAAGAATCTTACATCATACGTAGATCAGATGAACTCCGTCTGGCGATGGTAGGTGTTATACTCTTCTAAGAAATATCAGGTAGCACGTAGGTTAGGCTATCGTAGTGGGCTTGAGGTTAAGCTCTCAGAGTATCTTGATGAACTAAAGATTAAATATATCTATGAGGGCATCAAGATAGAGTGGGAAGACTTAGCCTACAGACAGTACACACCTGACTTTGTGCTACCTAATGGTATAATAATAGAGACTAAGGGATTGTTTACAGTAGCAGACAGGCGAAAGCATCTGTGTATACAACAACAACATCCCAAGCTAGACATACGTTTTGTGTTTACAAGTAGCAGGAGAAAATTACAGAAGGGTTCTAAGACTACCTATGGTATGTGGTGTGAGAAGAACAACTTAAAATATCACGACAGAATTATACCAGAGGATTGGTTAAAGGAACGTAAAAAGAAACAACACCCTGTGTTCATAGAGTTCTCAGGGAAAAAGATTATAAGGAGATATGCATGACACAGAATGGATTTAAAGACTTGCATTTTAAATTAGATGATCAAGATATAATTATACGCATGAAGCCTATACTTGATCATCAAAAGAATTGGACAGGAGATGTACACCTACAGGTATTAGACTCTGTACACAACCCTCTATCAGACAGAGACTTTAATGATCTCATGTTCTTTGCGAGAATGTGTCTCGTTGGTATTGACTTACTTAGGACAGATGAGGAATGGTCAAAGAAAGTTTATCAGATGGTTAGAAAAGAAATGGATGACGAAACGAAACCTGAAATTGTTAGTAGACACGGCAACGTAATTAGAGTAGACTTTAAATCAATGAAAGAGAAACTAAATGGGAGTTCATGATATGGCAAAATGGGAAATGAATAATTGTAAGGATAAGGATATGGTCAATAGCCCACCACACTACAACAAGTATGGTGTCGAGTGCATTGAAGCTATTCAGTCAGCTACAGGTGAAGGATACGAATATTATTTGCAGGGTAATATTATTAAGTATCTTTGGAGATACCGATACAAGAATGGTGTGCAGGACTTAGAGAAAGCACAGTGGTATCTTAGTAGACTGATAGAGATAAAGAATCAGCAAGAGACAGACTCAGGGCAACTTGATCTGCTTGAAGGACTGAGCGACTATAGTGATGGT